TATTAAATAAAGATGGTGGTGATATCCATGATAATGTTCAACACATCTTCAAAGATGAAGATCTACCATCGCCTTGGGTAAGTGAAGAATTTTCTTTAATGACTTTAAACAACCCTGAATATGTTGGAGGAAACTATTATTATCTTATGGATTATATTCTACCAGAATCTGAGAAAGCTATATTCAGATCAAAAGAATAATTTTTTATGCCTACAAACAAGGCATAAAAAATTGACATAAAGAAAATTGATAATAAAAGAAAACCAACAAGTTAAGGGCATTTTCTTTCTTACAAAATTGATTTTTTATATAAAAACAATAATTGATTAAAATGGCGACTTATAACCCCAAAAATAAAAAATGGGAAATTGGACCTATACAAGAATGGGAATCTTTATGTTTACCATATCAAAGATTTTTTTCTATGGATATTTCAACCTTTGCAGTAAAAAAATTACAACTAACGGGAAATATGGTTGAAGTACCCGCAGATTTAATAAAACTTTCAAAACTTGAAGAACTTGACCTTAGTAGAAATGAAATAGCTATATTACCAGATTTTATTGGAGAAGTTATGGTTAATTTAACCGAATTAAATTTAAGTCATAATGCTCTACAGAGTATACCCAATAATATTGAAAATCTGACAAACATGGTTAAATTAAATCTTTCACATAATATGTTAACTGGTATTCCAAATTGTATCAAATACCTTCCAAATTTGAAGTCAATTGACTTGTCTTACAATTCAATCAATGATGTATTTGACTATATGTTTGATATATTTGACGAATCGACCACTTTTTATCTTGATGGATGTAATTTTACACAAGAACAAGTTGCTCAAATTATGGAACTAACCAACCAGGAATCGTATAAAGGTCCTAAAATTTATATTTCAATCAACGATAGAAGAGAAGAACCTAATGAAAATCAAGATCAAGAAATGGAAAGTTCTTGGCATAATTTAATTGAACATTTCAGGAATACTATTGACCATAATGAAATTGATGAAATTGACCGTGAACGTGCTGAAGCGGAAGCATTTGCCAATAGTATAGTTCTTTCATCGGCTCGTAGATCTGGTGATGAATGGGCTCGAGCACCGCAACAACAGCAACGTATTCGAGATCTTTGTACAATTGACGACAGACTTCTTGAGTCTTCTAACACTAACTATGAAAGATACATGGAAGAAAACAGACTTCAAATTGAAAGAAATCAAGAAACTCAACGTCTATTAAGATTAGAAAGAGCCTCTACGAAAAATAAAACAATATCACAAATTCTATTTGACACAGTTGAAAATTTGGTAAACATAGACCAGAAACAAATAAAAACATGGTTACTGAGAATTGAGGATATTTTTGAGTTTAAAAACGATAAAGAATTGTTTAAGGTTATTTGTCTCCAAATAACTGAGTTTTTAAAAGAAGCAGATCTTACCGAAAATACAAGTCTTAGGGAGGCTTTGTATATTATAATTGAAAATGCCACTGAAACATGTGGAGATAGGATGGCTTTGTCCATTATATATATTGATATACAACACTCCTTAAATATACACAAGTTTGACCTTAACAAACTTTTTAATATTTTAATAAATGGTTCGTGGACTCTACATACCTTAGAAAATTTCGCTAGATATAAAGTTTCAACATTGAAAAGTGTGGATGAATTAGAAGTATATCTTGGATACATTATTATGCTTAAACAAGACCTTGATATCCCAATAAACATTAAAAATATGTTATATTATTCTTGTAGTTGTATTACTGATCAAGACTTAGATGATGCTAAAAAATTTATTTTAAAGAACAGATACACCACAGAAACATGTAAATTTTTAAGCGAACAGGAAGTTTGGGTGAATGGATTGAACCACAATTTTCCACAAAAAATAAAAAATATCGTGGATGAAAGAAGCCTAAATGAAAACTATGAGGAGGCATTTGAAACTTATAAAAACAAACTAGTAGAGTTAACAGTAAATTGTTGTAAAGATTTTTCTTGAATTATAATAATTATGCTTATTTTAACCCTATTTGCTTTACTAACATTTTTTATTTTTATGCTTATAAAAAGCATAAAAATAATCAAAATTTAAACGACACATTTTCCAATTTTGGATTTGATTGAATGAAAGTCTATGAATAATGTCGGATCTTTCCATTCAATATGGTTAATACAATCCACAAAGTATTGAAAACTTTTCATGTCTTTTGTTTTGGACATTGAGGACCAAAGTGCAAAACCATGAAGTAAACCGACTGTTCGAGTGTAACCACACGCAATCAGTTTATTGTACAAAGTTAAATTATCATGGCTCAACTTGACCAATTCGTCTGGTGATAAAATATGGTCAATTATACCATCACAATGAACATCTGGTATATGAAAATCAATAAGCTTGGTTGTGTCCACTTTGAGAACTTTATTTAGCATGTTGACGGTATGAGTTTTTAAGGTTGTTAGATCCTTTAAAATATTGACTTTTGCCCTAACGGGTCTGAGAACATAAAACAGAACCACGATTAGTAGTAGTGCGAGTGGTAATATCAATTGTTGCATGTTTATTTATTGTTAAATCAACCGTGTATTTAACCCTTTAGATACTAATGGTACATTATCCCTTTGGGATAATGGTTCATTAAACTCTAAATGCTTAGCCTTTCGGTCCAGGACCGAAAGGGTTAATCTAATTTGTCTTAAACCCAAAGAAACCATTAAAATTTTATTATCCAAAATGTGGTTGTTTTGGTTTAATTCCACCGTAAAAATTTCAAAAAAGATATCTTGTAAGAATTAATCCAATGTATAAAATGGATAACAAAATGGTTGAAAATAATCATGAAGCATTGACTGAGTCAGAGAACCAACCAACTGCTGTGAATTCTGAGGAAGAGTCTACCGAAGTTGATATTGAATTGATTGATTCAATTAAAAATTTTATGGATGATTTATCCTCTGTAACAGATAATCAAAATTTTATGGATTATCACATTATTGTAAATCGAATTGATGAAACAAAGGTTAAAGCATACTTGAAACTTATCAAAGGGTTTAAGGTCTTTTTTGACAATAACACTGATGTTTTGAATGAAGGAAATTTTGATGGTTTAAATGACCCAAATATTTCATATGTTGCAGCGAGTGGTTGTTCATTTGCCTTTAATATTCAAAAAACATTTCAAGAAGCCGAAGAAGAAGACCAAGATGTTATTAAGGATCATTTGAACCACATTTGGAATATTTTGAACAACACAAATAAAGGTCCAGAAGAAGTTTATATTGACAAAATTTTTAAAAATTTAAAGGCTCGTTTTTCTCCCGATCTGACTCGAGAAGAACAAATGGCGATTGCCAAAGATCTGTTTAGCGACTTTCAAAAACAAAACTTGGACATTTCTATCGTAGTCAAAGTGGCATGTCAAAAAGCCCGAAATTTGTTGTTGTCTAATGGTTCAGAAGACCATTCTCAAACTCTTGTATTGATTGATGCAGTTGAAGATATCGATATCAACAATTTTAACATGATTCAATTTATGGGGCTAGTTGGTAAAATTGGAACTTTATTCGCCGATGGAGAACATAATCCTTTAAATGGATTGTTATCGAGTGTATTTGCTGATAACAACCTTATTCCCATCGACCAATTGAATTTGGAAGAAGAAAAGGATGATTCAGACCATTAGTTTGTATGATAAAATTTTAATGCTTTTTAAGAGCATTAAAATCAGATACGTATGCTCGTAGACAAGTTGACCACAAAAGAGTTAATCCTTTTGATACAATGGGGCCAAAAGACCCAAAAATTTAAAGGCTTACCTTTTATGCCTGAAAGACATAAAAGAGTTAATAAATATGACTCTAGAAGACGAATGTAAACAACTCATGTATTATCGAAACAAAATAAAAGAATGCAAAAAGGGTGAAGAAGACACCAAAAATCGCATCATCTCTTATTTGAAAAATCATAACCAAGATGGGGTTATTTTTAAGCACAACAATAAACATGTTACGCTGTTGGTGGAAACAACCAATATTAGGAAAAATGTTTCAAAAAAAGAAAGGGAAAAAAAGGTTCAAAACATTCTTGTGAACGCCGGTGTAAAAAATGTTGATTTAGCAACACAAGAAATTATTAATGGTCTACGTCAAGTTGCACTCACAGATAAACCAAGCAAGGATAAATTGAAGCTTAAAACCACAAAGTAGAAAATTGAATTTTATGGTCAAAAAATAACCATAAAATAAAAATCAAGATGGTTACAAACCAAGATAAAAAATGGCGCAAGTGTGTCGGAAAAATGTTGAAAAAAATGATCAAAGGAATATTAATAGTCTCGACTTGCGCCATAAGTTTGGTTGCGCCGATAACATTACCCATTTTTGCCGTTGTATCAATCTATACTGGTTCAATGTCATACATGTTGGGTCCGTTTATAATTTTGGATTTAAAGACTATTATAACCTTTATAATAGAGAGTTGAATTAATGGTCCGCGGACCATATATTTTAGCATTTGGGTATAATGGTCTACTGACCATTATATTTTTGCAATTTGACCAGAAAGAGTTAAGTTAAATGGTCAGATAATAAATGACTTCAACTGTAAACGGATTCACCGTACAAAAATCGACTAAAACACAATATGATACAGGTCAACCATGTGGATGTGGTCTTTGTTTTTGGACAACAACCAAACGTGCATGTGGTCAAACCGACCTGAAAGACGACTGGAATTTTGGTTTTGAAAATTGTTGTCTACCATTTTGTCCAGACAAGTTGCATTGTGCCAAACCAAACGCCGAAGAGTGTGCCATTGGAGTGGACTCTCACAAACGCGACCCGTTGTCACACGTTACCTGGAATGGTAAAGGCCCCAATCTTCAATGTATATTTGACGTAAACAAAATTAACACCTTAGATCAGATTGACAGTTTCAAACAAAAATTTGGAACTACTGGAGACTTTAATGCTATTGTAGCCAACTATTGTCAACAATCTTCAGATACGTGTGTTATTGACCCAGATACCGGAAAAAACATGACTAAATGTTCCAGGCTAAAATCGACCGGAAAAGATGGAGAACTGTGTCGTGGTTGGTTTAATCAACAATCTAAAGGTGCGCAAGACACTGTTGTTCAAAACTATTGCGCGGTCAACAATACACCAGACTGCAAATGTGTCAATCGAGCTCAAAATGAGGTATATCGTAGCCTTAAAGTTGGAAAAGTTATCAATGATGGTTGTTGGTTCACACCTTGTGCTAACCCACAGTCATATCTTCAGACAACCGAAGTGGAAAACCCAACTTGCCCATCCAACTTCTGCGATGTCATCTATAACATTATCAAAGATAGAGATGTAACCATAGATAACATAAAAAACGATGTCAATTGTGTGTTCAAGCCTGAACCTCCAAAACCACCACCACAACCGACTCCACCAACTCCAGTTCCACCACCACCACAACCTCCTATTCCAACACCGCCAACCCCAGCTCCAAAACCTGTCCCACCTATGCCTAAACCAACTCCTGTTCCACCTAAACCAACTCCTGTTCCGCCTAAACCAACTCCTGTTCCACCTAAACCAACTCCTGTTCCACCTAAACCAACTCCTGTTCCACCAGTACCAGGTCCACCCGCGCCAGTACCAGGTCCTGGTCCAAAACCACCATCTCCATTCGACAAGTTTGACTTGAAGAAAAATTATTTGGTTATAGCTTTCTTGGTGATCATAATTATGATTCCAATTTTTAAAGGTTCTCGAGACTTTATTTTTGGCAACATTTTCTTGGGTTTCATATTTATGGTTCTTTTAGGAGTCAACACATACAGTCTTCAAGGATATCTGAATAACACATTCACTTAAAACGTGTCACATGTGACACGTTTTACTGTAATAGGTCGACCAGTCGCTTCGCGACTGGTTAACAAGTTACCCTTGTAAATTTGACTCGTTATGGGTGGGATCAACTCAAATGACAATAGCATAGTCCAAAATATGTCAATTGGCACTAGGTACTTTTTTAAATCCTAGGTTGGTAGTGGGAAAAATTTCAAGTTTTCAATTTTATGCTTGTAATAAGCATAAAATTGGCTAGTGGGTAGTAACCACTTTCTTGGAAGTTGAAGGTAACATTGGCCATAAAATAAAAAATAGAAATTTTTGGATCCTTTAAAAAAATTCATTTTTTTGGAAAATTGAATAACAAATTCTCTGGGAATATGAGGAAATAGCTATCTATTGAGTTCTATAATGGTTCAATAACACCATAATTTAAAATTGATTTTTTTAACAAAATTTAAGATATAAATAAACTATAAAATGAAAATTAAAAAGTTGGTTGATTTGACTCGTATTTTTATTAAAAAAAATAATATAAGTTTTAAAGATGGAGAGTTACCACAGATTTTGAATAAATCTATTTTGGAGATGAAAGAATGTTGTATGGGTAGAACTTCAGATGGTACATGGTCTGAAGATACAACTAGTTATGCTGCTAAAAATGGTCATTTAGAGTGTTTAAAGTATGCTCATGAGAATGGTTGTCCATGGTCTGAATATACGACTGGTTCTGCTGCTAGAGGTGGTCATTTAGAGTGTTTAAAGTATGCTCATGAGAATGGTTGTCCATGGTCTAAATATACGACTGGTTCTGCTGCTAGAGGTGGTCATTTAGAGTGTTTAAAGTATGCTCATGAGAATGGTTGTCCATGGTCTGAATATACGACTAACTATGCTGCTTCAGGTGGTCATTTAGAGTGTTTAAAGTATGCTCATGAGAATGGTTGTCCATGGTCTGAATATACGCCTGGTTATGCTGCTTCAGGTGGTCATTTAGAGTGTTTAAAGTATGCTCATGAGAATGGTTGTCCATGGTCTGAATATACACCTGGTTATGCTGCTAGAGATGGTCATTTAGAGTGTTTAAAGTATGCTCATGAGAATGGTTGTCCATGGTCTGAATATACGACTGGTTCTGCTGCTAGAGGTGGTCATTTAGAGTGTTTAAAGTATGCTCATGAGAATGGTTGTCCATGGTCTAGTGATAGTGATAGTGATAGTGATGGTTGTCCATATACGACTAGTGATGCTGCTGAAGGTGGTCATTTAGAGTGTTTAAAGTATGCTCATGAGAATGGTTGTCCATGGTCTGAATATACGACTAGTGCTGCTGCTGAAGGTGGTCATTTAGAGTGTTTAAAGTATGCTCATGAGAATGGTTGTCCATGGTCTGAAGATACGACTCGTTATGCTGCTGAAGGTGGTCATTTAGAGTGTTTAAAGTATGCTCATGAGAATGGTTGTCCATGGTCTGAAGATACGCCTGACTATGCTGCTAAAAATGGTCATTTAGAGTGTTTAAAGTATGCTCATGAGAATGGTTGTCCATGGTCTGAATATACGCCTGGTTATGCTGCTGGTTATGCTGCTAGAGGTGGTCATTTAGAGTGTTTAAAGTATGCTCATGAGAATGGTTGTCCACGGTCTGAATATACGACTGGTTCTGCTGCTTCAGGTGGTCATTTAGAGTGTTTAAAGTATGCTCATGAGAATGGTTGTTCATGGTCTGAATATACGACTGGTTCTGCTGCTAAAAATGGTCATTTAGAGTGTTTAAAGTATGCCCATGAGAATGGTTGTCCATGGTCTGAAGATACAACTGACTATGCTGCTGCCAGAGGTCATTTAGAGTGTTTAAAGTATGCTCATGAGAATGGTTGTCCATGGTCTGAAGATACACCTGGTTATGCTGCTAGAGGTGGTCATTTAGAGTGTTTAAAGTATGCTCATGAGAATGGTTGTCCATGGTCTGAATATACATCTGGTTATGCTGCTAGAGGTGGTCATTTAGAGTGTTTAAAGTATGCTCATGAGAATGGTTGTCCATGGTCTGAATATACGACACTATGCTGCTTCAGGTGGTCAGAGTGTCAGAGTGTTTAAATTAGAGAATAAAGAAAAGGTTAAGAAGGAACCTAAAACCAAAAGTAGAGGTCGTTTAAATTTTTAAGCTTCAAATGAAGCTTAAAAATTGGCTTATTTGAGAGACAACTATTGAGTTCTATAATGGTGTAATAATATCATAATTTACTAAAAATGGTCATTTAGAGTGTTTAAAGTATGCCCATGAGAATATTTTTAATTATTTTATGGTTGAATATCCATAAAATAATAAAATTGAATTGTACACGTAAAATTTACCCTAAAATAAAGATGGAAACTATACAAAAAGTATACTATGGTCCACGAGATGACTCATTTAAAGATTTTCTAATAAAAATCTTTAAATTTACTGGTGTTAATGAAGCCTATTTAAATAAGTATGTTAATGATCAAACGCTTCCATTATTTAACGTTGCTTTTACATCTTCGAGCGCAGATGAGCAACACAACTATGAACCATTTGAACAAATGGGTGATTCAACCATTGGAAAATTTATTGTTTGGAGTTCATATGAAAAATTCCCACAACTTCGAGGAAAGTCAGAAGCCGTTGAGATTGTGGCTCGAATGAAAATTAATTTAGGGTCCAAAGATAACCTTTCTCAAATAGCCAAAGATTTGGGTATGTGGCCCTTTATATCTGCATCTGAAGAATTGAGGGATCGTTCACAGAAAAAATTGTTGGAAGATGTATTTGAAGCATTAATTGGGGTGATTGAATTTATCATACACGACTACTCAGATTCCAACAGAAGCCAACCCGGTTTAGCATATCAACTCACATATGCTTTATTGTCCACCTTATTTGAACCATACACGTTAAAAATCGATTACAACATCTTGGTTGATTCAAAAAATCGATTAAAGGGTGTATTCGACCAGTACAAAGACCAATTGGGATCTGAAGCAGTGTATAAAACCGAAAGGGTTCTAAAGAACGATAAAAACATCTTTGTATCAAAAGTGTATGATAAAAACAACCATTTTCTCGGAGAAGGTGCCGCTGCCCTTAAAAAAGATGCAGAGAAAAAGGCATCTCAAGCGGCTATTTTAACCTTGGAAAGAAAAGGGTTTAAAAAAATTATTCCAAGCTTGTATGCAACCTATTAACCCGTCGCATTAATTTTTTTATACCTTGTGGTATAACCCTTTTGATACTAACTGGACCATGTCCCTCCGGGACTGGTCATTTTAATCATAAAGACTTACCTTTTATGCCTAAAAGGCATAAAAGGACCTAATATTTGTATCTCCATCGAGGATCGATTTCGACAACGCTCAACTTCAACAAAAAATGCATGTTATTTGAGTATTCAAGTCAAACAATGGAAATTTAACTAATAAATGAAGATTCAAAGAGAAACATTTACGTGTATTGGCACTACAGCAGTCGGACTTATCGTTTTGGGGCTATGCCTCAGATTTGGAGGTGAAAAATTTATGGTCGATTTATACTCTAAAAAGTACAATGATGCCCCAAGCAAAATACTCCTAAACACAATAAAATATTGTGGTGTTGGGTTGTACGTTGGAGGATGGTTAATAACCGCCATATGCATTTCTTTAAAACACCAAGGCAACAAGCTGCTCAAACATTCCATATTTTCTGCAATAATTATCAGTGTAGTTTGGGCTGTATTTGAGTTTAAAGAAGAAAGTTTTATTACATGGCCCAAACTACCATTATTATCTTGTTCAATATTATTGTCATCCTTAGTGGCTCTTGTAACCTTAAAATATGAAATTAAAGATATCATCTTAATTTTGGTGGCATCCATCCTTATTATTTTTTCTGAATATTTTGTGCTCCCATTTCAACGTAACAATGGCGTCTTTGATGGAATAGGGTTACCTCTCCTCATATTGGGATGGTTTATATTATTTTATGTGTTTAATGGCGAAAATGTACTTCAAGACACCATTTTAAACAAAAACATGATACCTCTTTTAAATATCCAACGAGTGTAATTTTTAAATTCTCATAATAATAAATGGAGGAATCAATACTACGAATACATGATAAAATGACCCTTAAAAATATGGCCTTGGATAAAGGATTAGATCGAAGAGGTTTTAATGGTCGAAATGTGTCAAGAATGCGTAAGCAAGATTTTATTGACTTTATACTATACAAGGACCGTATCGATCAAGGCATTGATTCATCTTCATTGGAGGATGATATGATTAATATTTTTCAAGAATTAATAATGGATGATTCCTTCCAACCAATTATTCATATCATGGGTGCGTTAGGTGGACTTCAAAGTGGCAGCATACATGTGTTTGGACGAAGCAATAGTTATACTCAAAAAGAACCATCGTTGGAGGAACGTGTACCAAACGAAGAAGATGAAAGTGTGCCTAATTTGGCCATTCAAAAATTGATAACTGGGCAAAAAATATGTGATATCGACTGTGAATGTGACGTTTGTCAGAAAAATAACGATATCATCAAGGAAAATTTAAAGGTCAAAAATAACCTTCAAGATTTGGAGACTCAGATAACATGTGTTGTTTGTCAGAGCAACATCAGAAATGTCATTTTTAATCCATGTCATCACTTGGCCACATGTATTTCTTGTTCAAAAAACTCTATGTTAAATTTTTGCCCACTTTGTCGTAAAAAATTTGAGAGCACCACTAGGGTATTTTGTTAGGATTTTTAATGATTTTGAAATCATTAAAAATCAAATAAATTTTTTATCATGAATTGATCGAGTCAAAATTGCAATTTTAAAAATTTATTTTTTTCAAGTCGTCTTTAACCTTGAATAGTTCTCTATCCTCGTAAGCTTCTTCTTTATCATAAAAAAATGGTTTAATGGGTATAACATTGTTAGGCTGATGTTCAGCCAAATTTTCCAAATCGTCCACAAGAATAATATCTTTCAAGTCTTTAAGGTGCCATTTATCACTAATTAATTTCAAATCTTTTGTGATACCTTTGAAATGTTTTTTTGAAACGTTGCAGTGGTGAGAGCATAAAAATATTTGAATTTTACGGTCCAATCTGACCTTATTTTCGGGTTGAGTGATGAAATTTTTTACTACAAAAATAGCGTAGTCTTTGGAGGAAGCGGTCCACACACCAACATTAAAATTTTCAAAGAGATAGTCTAGAAATTCCTGTAGGTGAGGACGTTCAAAGATATCATAATAGTCTTCCATTCTGACTGTACGAAATTTTTCTCGTGCTTTGACCATCTTACTCTCATCACGGACAGATGTCAAGTCTTCTGCACAAATCAGAGTATTATCCAGGTCAAGTAAAATTAATTTTTTATTGTTGTCTATCATCCTTTATTATAGATGTTTTTTTGAACCCCTTCCAGCTTCCCAACCCAAAGGGGTCTTACACCAAGTAATTGCAAGTGAACAAATAAGGGTTTAATTGCAGCTAAAAAATGAAATTTCTGAAAAAAAGTATAAATAAACAAATAAGAATGTGTAATCACCATAATATTGTTCATGATGCATGTGGTACAACATGCGCCGATTGTCATACTCATTTTGACAGAAGTTTCTGTTCAGAATTCACCACAAACTATAACGGGCCAATTTTAAATCTTTTAAAGACCAAATCCACCATAATAAACACCTTGGAAAAAGAATTTGGGGTTAATGATAACGATACCACCACAATCACGGAAAAGATTTTCAATTTGACTTCGAAAAATAAGATAGTTAAAGGAACCAATAAAAGATCTATTCTTTGTGCTTCTTTATATTATGCTTATCATTACCTTGAAAAACCAAAAAATTTTGAAGATATGCTAATCAAGTTTAATATTAACCATAAAAATGGCTCCAAAGGATTAAAATTATGTCAAATTGCAATACAGGAGAGTTCTAGCCTTGAACAAGTGACCAAAAATTTCAATATGTCTAAAGGTCGTATTCACTCTTTTGCATCGACTCATAAAGAAAAACTTCAAGAATTAATCAAAAGGTACAATATTCCATTAAAAAACTATGATGAAATTGAAAAAATTATAATAGCCGGTCACCTTAAAAAAAATAAAATATTAAATGATCGAATAACTGGTTTATGGATCTCTTGTATCTTTTTTTGGCTCTTAAAAATTAATCCTTATATTGACCCTGAAGAATTTATCAGCATAAATAGTGATTATGCCTCTTTGACTCAGTTGAAGACTGATTTGACCTATCTGAAAAAAAATTTGACTTAAATATAATCTTAAGGTTTTAAGAACCTTAAGATTATTCATTTGACACTTATTGGTAATTGAATTATTAATGATCGATGTACCTGGAATTGAATTTAACGCAAAACTATCACCTCCTGACCAGGTATCATACGATGTTCTTCATGATCAAATAAAATTGAATTTTTTTAAAACAAATTATGGATACAATAAACAATGGACGACACATTTAATCTGTATGCTCGAGATCTACCTTTAGAACTCAAAATTGAAATATTAAAACACTTGAACTACACCGATGTAAAGTGGATAACTGACCAATATTTTTGGGTCAAGTATTGGGAACATTATAACCTTAATAATCCCATTGAATCTGATGCTCCATTTAAACCAAACTCGGAACAATGTTATGTTTTAGATTTAATTGAAGCTGGGAAAAATATTTTTATAAATGCCCCAGCTGGTACAGGTAAATCAGCCTTAATCAAATATTTTTGCCTTCAAAATCAAACGAAAAAGACCATAGGGTTAACTTCAACCACCGGAATATCAGCTCTAAATATTGGTGGTTCAACCCTCCATTCGTTTCTTGGAATTGGGCTTGGAAAAGAAGATGTGGATGATTTGTATGATAGAATAATGAGAAACAAAGAAAAGAGAGAATTGTGGCTAAAATTGAACATACTTATTATCGACGAAATAAGTATGCTTCATCCAAACCTTTTTGATAAGCTGGAAAAACTTGCGCGAAAGATAAGGGAAAATAAAGCATTCTTTGGAGGCATTCAAATAGTGGTGACCGGAGACCTTTTTCAACTTCCATGTGTCAGTCAGAACTCAACCTTAATTACCCATTCTTCCAAATTTAAAAGGTATATCAAAACCATTATTGAACTCAGAAATATTATGAGGCAAAGCGACCATATTTTTAAGGCCGTTTTAAATAAGGTCAGAGTAGGTATAGTTGATCCACAAGTTAAAAAAATCTTGAAAACGAGGTTTGTTAGACCACCAAAACCACCGACCATAAAAAAGAAACTTTCAGAAATATTGAACCCCGAAAAGATACCAAAACAACCTCATATCAACAACATTCGACCAACAAAGTTATTTTGTACCAGAAAATCAGTTGACTATTTGAATGAAAAAGAATTGAATAAGCTTGCGAACAAAGGCTATGAATTCCGAGAATATATAATGGACTTTATCAACCATGATTGTCCTATCTCGTTTGAATATATAACGAAAAATTTTATTAAAAATTCTACGACTCCCGAGACTTTACAAATTTGTGAACAAACTCAGGTTATGTTGACCTATAATATTAACCCCGCTTTGGTTAATGGAAGTCGTGGTATCGTGGTTGGGTTCAGCCCTGAAAATTATCCCATAGTTGAATTTATCGGTGGTATAATTAAAATTATTGAACCCATCAAATTTAGCATTTATCACACCTTAAGAAATGGAAAAATAAAATTGGTTGGTTATGCGGTACAAGTACCATTAAAAATTGCATATGCGTTGACTATTCATTCGTGTCAAGGCTCAACATTGGACTATGTTAGTATCGACTTGAGGGAAACATTTGAGTATGGACAAGCATATACTGCTTTATCACGTGTTCGCACCTTGAATGGATTATTTATCAAAAAATTCAATTTTGATGTAATTCAAGCACATCCAGAAGCATTAAAATTTATGGAAACAATGACCTAAAGTTGGAAAATTAACTCTTTTATGCCTAAAAGGCATAAAAGATTAAAAAATTATGGTTGCTTCTTTGCATTGATCTGTTTCAGTTGTTCCAAAAGGTCTTTTTGAGCCTTTTCAGTTGCTTGTTGACTCAAAAGTTCAATAGTTTCTGGGCTGAGAGTCGGTTGTTTAGACGATGTTGATGGTCCCTTTTTCCATTCGTTCATGGTATTTTGAATATCTTCAAATTCTTCATGGCTAATTTGACCATCGATAATTGCTTTACTGATTTTATGGTGCAAATTGTTTAAAGTTGTATGTGCCACAACAGAAAGTTTGTAGTGCTTCAATTTTTTCTCATTCAACTTGCTTTGAATAAGCTTAGCGACACCAGAAATAAGACCTACCCCTGAAAATGTGGCCGACGATACCACACTACCAACACCTGGAATTGTTGCTGCCAATGTACCAATAACAATATCAGCCAAAATCAATGTATATTCAACACCATCTGCAAGTGTTGAAAATCGACCATATTTTTTGCATATTCCATTACGAGACTTGATTTCTTCTTGTAGAAGCTTCTCATCATCCATAATTTTTTTAATCCGGAAATTCGTAGAATCGGTTAGAAGTTCCGGATATTTAGTAAAATTCTCTCCTTTGAACATTGAAGGAGCGCTGGGAGTATTAAAAATTGCCGTAGTACTCATTTATTAACTGCAATTTCAAAAAATTTTGAGGCGCTTGGCTCAAACTTCAGAAACTTTGTCGTTTACCCGATGCCCTATGGGCAAAAGTTTATCCACAAACGAATTTTTTAACCATAAACTAAAAGGGACCAATATTTTTGACCATTAAATTTTCATTTTTCTGAATTTTTTGAAATCCTGAATTTTGAAAGTTGACGACCAAAATTGAGAGAC